TATCAACACGAACCCTATCAAAAGTCACAGGCCATTCTGCTGGTTGGCTTTCTGCGTTTAATTTTACAAAATACATTTATTACTCCTTACGGGGTGCTCACGTCAGTTGATGGAAACGTGCGCGTATCTCCCGGCCAAATAATTCTTACAACACCGGGACCGCCAGAGCCTCCGCTGTAGTTAGTGCTTCCCGAATCCACTCTGGCACCACCGCCGCCAAACACTCCGCCTGTTGCGCCGGAATAGTTTACGGGCGGAGGTTGCCCATCTTCGCCGCCAGAGCCACCTTTGCCCTGCTCGCTTCCACTTGAGCCGCCTGCACCATTAGAGCCTTGACCCAAGAAATCGACGCCTCCGCCTGCGCCAATCGCGCCAGTTCCACCGCCGCCTGCACCACCAGAGCCGGAGCCTCCAGTGCCATCAGCCCCTGTGCCGCCATTACCAGCGTATCCGCCCGCACCGCCGCCGCCATAAATATCGCCGGCACCGCCATTGCCGCCGCCATCACCTGTATATGTACCGCCAGCAGGGTTATCGCTAGTGGTTGACTGATCTGAGCCGGTGCCGCCACGACCAACCACTGTAGATGTGTTGACAAAGTAAGAATCTCCGCCATCTTGGCCGTCGCCCCTTCCAATGGTTCCACCTAGCCCTCTTCCACCAACAACCACGGTGTATGAGCTTCCGGGCGTCACAGAGTAATTGTTTTTGTAGCCCAAACCTCCGCCGCCAGCACAGTTAATGGCACCACCGCCACCGCCACCAATACAAACCACGGAAACAGACGTAACCCCCACAGGGCAAGTCCAGCTATGTGACCCCGGCACAACGTAAACTGATTCTCCTCTAGCCACTTCAGACTCCTCTATCATTATTAACTTAGATACATTACTCATGCTAAATCTTGACCCGCAGTAAAGCCGTAATAGGTCGTACCGCCATCAATACTAAAAAACACAAAAACATCTACATCATCATTTCCGGTACTGAGGGTTGGGGCGCTACCCCCAGACCAATCTACGCTTCCGGGCCATGTGATTACTCTAGCTGAACTGCCTTGAATAATTTTTAAAACAAACACCGTAGCCGTGCCGCTTGCGCCCGGATTGCTAAATGTGTATGTGACATTTTCAGTAAGATCATGTTCAAAAACATTACCAAGTCGCAAATTAATTGTTGCGGCATTAGAGCTAGAGGTAATTGTATTTACGTCATCTGTAGTACCCGCATCAAAATTTACTACGCCGTTTGCATCCGCAGTTACAGCCTTAGACGCCGCCGTCAAACCAAGCGTAGTAATGTCTAAGTAGTTAAGTTCTGCTGTAGTTGCTGTAACACCATCAAGAATGTTTAATTCAGCTGTGGTTGCTGTAACACCGTCAAGAATATTTAATTCAGCTGTAGTGCTTGTGACTCCATCAAGAAGATTAAGTTCAGTGGCTGTTGCCGTAACTGCTACATCTTCATTTATTTTAGGAGATGTTAAAGTTTTGTTAGTCAGTGTATCTGTTGTTGCACGACCTACTAAAGTGTCAGTAGACGCAGGTAGTGTTAGTGTTACATTACCACTGTATGCGCTGTGTGCGGCTGATTGAAGCTGTGTATAGTGTGCGTTACTAGACTCACAATAAAATTTAATATTTGATACAGAGCCAGAGTTTTTAAGAACAATTTCACCAGACTGAATATCTACATTGCCATCAAGCCTTACAAGTCCTGTGCCGTTAGGCGTAATAGTTATATTCCCGTTTGATAGGCTAACTATGTCTTGACCATTTACATCAAGACTACCGCCCAACTGTGGCGTAGTATCGTCAACAACATTTGAAATTTCTGTTCCTGCCGAAAGCCCAGCAACCAAGGTGCTTCTAGATATCTTTTTAAGCCCACCCCCAGAAGTATCTACAGCCAAAAGAACATCATCATTTGCAACTGTTGATATTTCAGAAAGATCTCCTACGGCTGTAGGATTAAAGTTTGTTCCATCAGCAATAAGCAAATGACCAGCAGTATTAGTAGCCATTACAAGATCATCACCGCTAATAGTAAGGTCGCCTGTAACAGTTAGATTACCACTGATCGTATCAATTGCAGATTCAAAATAAGTTTCAAAGTCTGTAAGTGCTACTTGCTTCATTGTGCCTGCATCATTTACAACAACACGATCAGCATCGGCAAGCGTTGTAGATGTAGCGGCTGTATCGCCGTCCATTACGTTTAATTCTGCGGCTGTAGAAGTTACACCATCCATTATATTTAGTTCAGCAGTTGTAGCCGTCACACCGTCCATAGTGTTTAGTTCAGCCGCTGTAGCTGTGACACCATCCATAATGTTTAGCTCTGCGGCTGTAGCAGTTATGGCAGTACCATTAAAGTTAATAGCGTCTACGTAGGCTGTACCGTCTATATATAAATCTTTAAACTCAAGTGAGCTTGTTCCTAGATCAATATCATCATCTGTGACAGGAACAATTGCACCATCTTGAATACGAATTTGCTCTACTGCGGCACTAGAAACTTCTACAAAAAAGCCCCAACGATTGTTAGTTTCATCAACTACAATTTTATTATTAAAATCTAAATCACCAATCGTATGAATGTTACCGCCTTCTCCAGCAGTACCGTCGTGTCTATGGCCTGTAGAAGATGCAGAAGTATTTGAATATGCAAAAGAGTTAAGAAGTTGATTGTACTCATCATTAAATAATGCGGCAGTAATGGTATCGCCATCTGCAAATGTACTTTGTCGTGTATAACTTTGGGCCATTTTTATCTCCTACCTGATGGCATATAATCTATATAAAAGCCATTTACTGCATACGGGCTTCTAGTATCATCTGACCTAATTCTAAAGCTTACGGTCTGTCCACTACCCTCTACTGTTTGTCTAAACATAGGATCTGAACTAGCACCAAAAGCTGATGCACCAAAAAGAGCAGTTCCAAAAACTGCTGGAAGCGCTATCCCTGTAAGCGTATAATCTGAAGGTTGTGGTATATCTAGAGCTTGATAGTCATACCGCAACCTTAAAACTGGTTGTAAATTACCTTCAGGCGAAAAAGAAGTACGAACATATTTTAAAGTTTTACGTGTGCCTATATCACCACAATCAATGTCTGGAGTTTGATAAGTTGCAAAAATATTAGCTTCACTACCAGCATTTAAAAAAGAATCGCCTGTGTCGTGGTTATAAATGTAGCCGTCTTTGTCTCCGTGAAAAGAAACTTCTACGCCGTTGCTGTTAAAGCCTGATGCAAAACCTAAAGCCTGAATACCTTTTGTTTCAGACCATTCAAAACCTTGGCCTGTAAAAGTGCCAATAATTCCTTTGGCTTCACTAGGCTCTTGAGCAATCGTAGAATAAAAAAGTCTGTATTGTGATTTTGACCTTAGTACATCGCTTGTAATAATAAAAGAGCTTGTAGATGTAGTCAAAGCAGTTACGATCTCTTGGATCTGTCTTGAAATAGAGCTTAACTCTACGTCACCAATTCTTGCTGTACCCGCAATAGTACGAATACCATCAGGGGCTAAAAATACTAGATCACCTCCAAATTCTTGAATACTATATCCGTTTAGACAGCCTACGTTTTCTGTGATAGGATCAACCCTAACACTTGAAGAATCATTTATATTTATAAGTTTGTGAATACTGTTTTGCGTAAAGACAATTAAATCTGTTCTAAAACCTTTAATGCCTTGTACTTGGTCTGAAATTGCTACAGCGCCTGCACCAGAACCTGTAAAGTTTGTAGCATCATTATAAACGCTATAATAAATAGTATTTAAATTATCAGCTACACCGGAAGCTATAAGATGATGATCGTGTACAGTAATATATTTAACTGCATTAGATCCACTTACTGTTATTTCTTCTGCAAAGAATGTACGAGTGTTTAAAAGTCCCGTACCTTCCATGCGAAACATATATAATTTATTTGCACCGTCTGCAATTACAAGCTGACCATAATTATAAGCCGCACCCTCAATCAGTGCGAATTGGCATTGGCCTTGGTCGGTGCGCGTTAAAACAGAACGGCCCGTAAAAGTTGTGTAACTATCGCCTCCTCCAGCTACTCCGCTACGGTTTATTTGTAACCACGTAGCGCCATCATTACTGAAAAACATATCTGTGCCAGAACATACAACAACCCCATCAGCATAAGGCTGAATACCCAAAACAGCATTAGAGTCGTTTGGACGAGCCGCTGAAGCATCACCATAGGCTGTAAATCCATTTATGCGTCTGTAGCCCCCGTCTGGGTCTACTTCAAAGTTTTCAAGAATCTGTGCAAATCCGGGATTACCTAAAATCTCAATAGAGTTTAGGTTTGTATTTAAACCGCCTTTACATGAAAACCCAAAAGCCTGAGACATTAGACAAGCCTCATGCGATCATCTTTAATGTACTTAGGTGCTGGAAACATTAGAGCGTTCTTCATAAGTCGTAAGCCTCTACGATATTCTTCTAAGGCTAATGCGGCTGGCTGAATGTTTTCTTTGAACTGATGCACGTAGTATCTAGCTCTAGAAAGCAACACAGTTTTATATACATCTGGAAAAACAATTGCATCACTATATGCTGACAGTTCTGTAGCCTGATTGAACGCAAAGAAATGAATGCGATATACTTTGTCAGGTATCGGACTCAATCCAAAGTTACGTCCATCACTACTACGAAATACTCTACGGGGTTCACCACCATTAGCATCACCAGCATCGTCTTGATTTTCTTTAGCACGATGATAGTCTTTCCATTCTTCTAAGGTTATAAACTTTAGGTTCTGACTAACGTAGGGGGCTGTTTCACCCGATACACCTACCGTAGTCATGTAAAAGTCGTCCCAATCTACATAGCCATAGTCATCTACCAAAGACGAACTCGCGGCTTTTAATTCGTACCAACGCTGATTAGCGACAGTTTCTACAGTTACATTACCATACAGCGGATCTGTTGCACCGCTTTCACCTACAGAAAGAAAAGGCCACTGAGGTTCTTCAAGAACAATGTCAAGGTATGCACGATTAACACAGTCCTTTACGTGTCCCTGTATTCCAATAGCCGAAGAAAAATTACTTGAGGTTAGGACAACCTCGTTCATTTCTCTTAGTAACTCATTTGTAAGCTGTAGGTATGTAGTCGCCATTATTTTTTATGAACCTTTTGTATTTCAAAATTAGCTGATTTACTAGCTCCTTTATGAGCCTTAAAGCCATCTTTAGGATCTTTCATTAGTTTATAGCCTTTACCGCTTTTCATCCAGTGATAGCCTTCGGGTGCAGGAACTTTCATTTTTGACGCATAGACTCGTTATAGTCCATTCCCATACAAGCCTTTTCCATATCACGGACAGTATTGTAGACTTTACCGCCCTCAGCTTTTTCCATGCGATAACCGCCTCCCATGTATGAAGAACGGGCTTTACCGCCATGGCCGTATGCTTTTTTCTTTTTTTCCATCATCATCATACTGCTTTCTCCTTCTTACCAAAAATACGGTCATAGTTATCTTCGTATTTTTTGCGGTTTTCGTTTTTTAAATATTGTCCACTTATTTTTATTTTCTTTGTGGGACTCATCCTAATAGGATTTTTTTCACTTCCAATCTGTGGCATGTCTATCTCCAGAAAGAAAAGGGGGAGTATTTCATCCCCCTATTGTTTTTAGTCGATACCGTAGAAAGCCGAAACGAGGGCTTCTGGACGGAGTACTTTAGCACCATATACATGGAGGCCACGTACAATATCACCAAAACTTGATGGATCACGAATCACTTCTGTATTCACGATGGTCTGTGCAGTACAGGTAGATGATATGTGACCAGCAATACACTTACCAGCCGCGTTAGTAGTCGCCGCAATGTTGTTGGTCTTGTACATATCAAAACCACGCAACTTACCAGAGCTTACCAAACCATTACGGATGGAGCCTTGGCCTGCATTGAAATCAACGCTCAAGAGCTTAGAGCTACTTTGTACCAGTTGCTCATAGAACTCAGGGTTAGCAAGGAACCAGCGACCTTCTTCTGGAATGTTCTGCTCATCAAGCAGACGCGCCATGTGTGAAAGAACGTCGATAGGGTCGTGCTCGCCAGAAGCGTAACCGATGTCAAGGTTACCAGCACCGTCGAAAGTACCAGCCGCCAAGTCAGTAGCACTATCAGAACCAAGGATATGGTTCGGAGATGATGCAGGAACGCCAGAAAACATAGCGGCAATTACACCCTCATCAAAAGCGTCACGCAATGCGTAAGCGGCTGAAGATGATGCAACTTCTTTAAAGTTTACGTGAGACATAGAAGTTTCAATGTCATCAACGATGAACTTAAATGCGTTTGCCGTATCAACAACAAGGCTGACTTCTTGATCCGTCAACTTAGTTGAAGTTACGTCTTGACCGCGCTCGTACTGATAGACGGTGATTACCGGCTCTTTGATAATACGTACTGTATCGCCAAAGGCAGTAATTTCGCCAGCATAGTCGGTGTTAGTGATAGCTTCCGCTACTG